TTGCACGTACTGTAGTCTTGACCGATCCTACTGACATAAACACAGTTGTCTTGAGCGACGATCTGTTTAAATCGGTTTATGGTGTAGAGCAGGGCGCTCAACGTGTGGTAGGACGTTCGACTTTTAACTTAACTTCGTTACAGGGAAGTGCGATAACGCTACCAAATGGCAAGATCATCGACAAAGCGTTCAGAGGCTTGGCGATAAACTCTGCTGAAATGTTTGCTCAAATTACGCGACAAGGGCTCTTATCTGGCGAGACTTTAAATCAAATATCACGCCGACTAAAAGGAAGACTTAAATTTGGTGATTATGCCCCATTGTCAGTCGGTCAAGTGAGAGCTGCTGGTCTGTCTATTAAGCAACTACAACAGGCAGGTGGCGAGCTAACGTCTGTCGCCAATCATCAGGTGCAAACTTTAGTGAGGACGAGCGTGAATCAAATTAGTAACATGGCTGCAATGAATGTATATGAGGCAAACACCGACATCACAGAAAAATATCAATACGTGGCGACATTGGATGCACGAACAACAGCAATATGTCGCGCTTTAGATGGTCAAATGTTCGAGTATGGTAAAGGGCCTGAACCGCCACAACATTTTAATTGCCGCTCAACAATTGTAAGTGTAATCGATTATGACAATTTACCCTTTGATCCACCTGATGATGAGGGTATGAGGTCCGCTATTGGTGGCATGGTTCCTGCCGACACAACATATGGTGATTGGATCGCGAAGCCTGAGAATGTTGCAATTAGGGTCCGAGCGTTAGGCAAAGGTAAGGCCGCTTACTTTGACAAATTAAGGCGCCAACCAGGCATGAATCCACAGAAAGCCTTGCAGAAACTTGTGCGTGACGATGGCAGTGAGCTTTCATTGGCCGACTTGAGGTCTAGATATGGGAACATAGCGCGAGACAATTAAACTGAACTTAGTTGTTTTGTCACCATGCCTTACCCATACACACATAAGTCCGCGACTGCAGTTAAAACAACCAAGAAAAAGTCGACTAAAAAAGTAGAGAGCAAAGTCGATTAAACTGAGTTAGTTGCGCCAAACACATGCCACAAGGTCCAGGAACATACGGATCCAAGATGGGTCGGCCACCTAAGAAGAAGAAAACTAAAAAGGGAGCTAAAAAGTGAATGTTAAACCGGCAAAAGGCAGCCGTGTTAGCTGGCTATATCGCGGTGTAAGAACCTTCGGGGAGGTCACTGGTTATGCGGGCAAAAAGGGAACAATTAAGGGGCCTTCAGGAGGCTCAGTAAGTCGCGTTGGCAGCAAAGAAGATCCTGTGGTCCGCATTAAATCAGAGAGTACAGGCAACCCAGTTCTCAAGAAACAGTCAGAACTCAGCAAAGCCGCGAAAAAAAGCAAAAAGAAATAACGCTGCAATGACTGAAAGTTGCTGGGAGCTTACGGTGAGCGCAGACGCGATTCGTTTATTGAGTCGCTCTGTGTCTTTGTATTTAGAAAAATGGCCTGGCTCTGACCCTGAAGAACAAGAGGCTTTGATAGAGCTGAAGACGTTACTTTCCACCATGGTCCTGGAAACTCTTTATGATGAACAGTCGCCATGAGCCAGAAAGACTCGCGATTAAAGAGGTATGGTTTGTCTGGTTATAACAAACCCAAAAGGACACCTGGGCATCCAGAAAAATCACACGTTGTACTGGCGAAATCAGGGAACAAAATTAAGCTGATTAGGTTCGGGCAACAAGGCAAAACTGGCAGCCCAAAGCGCGAGGGTGAATCTGAGGCAGATCGTAAGAGGCGTAAATCATTTAAGGCGCGTCACGCAAAAAATATTGCCCGAGGCAAAATGAGTGGATCTTATTGGTCAAATCGTGTCAAGTGGTGAAGTTGTCGTTTTGGCGTTTGTGCATAAGAAGCATAAAATGGCTTGTTAAATCCGCTTAAACATGTCACAAGAAGAAACTTCAGTGGAGCAGAGTGTAGATACGCGCAAGCTAGAGGACGAACTAGAGGCAATGCGCAGAAAAAACGCCGAGCTTTTGGATGAATATAAGAAAGCAGTCCAGTCAGCAAAAGCCATTCCTGACGGCGTAGACGTTCAAAAGCTGATCGAATTTAAGCAAAGAACTGAGCAATCAGAGCTGGAATCAAAGGGCAAATACACAGAAGCACGGCAAGCTCTTGAACAACAATATCGCGATGCTGCAGCAGAAAAAGACAACAGAATCCAAGAACTTGAGGCGCGAGTCAAGGAGCTTGAGCTTATTTCGCCAGCCATCACCGCACTTGCTGATGTTGTCTACGACCCTGACATGGTACTCAAGACAAAGCTATCATCTGACAAGATTGAACGTGAGGCCGATGGAACTGTTGTTGTTGTTGATGGTTATGAGCGTAAACCAGTAACTGATTGGGCGAAGTCAAATCTGCCTGAGTGGATGCAAAAAACTCCAAGACCTACTGGTGGCGGAGCACCATCAAGCAGAAGCACTACAGAAGTCCCTTCTGGAACCAAAAACCCATTTCTGCGCGAAAATTACAACTTGACAGAACAATCGCGTCTCTTTAGAACTGATCGCGACTTATATGACAGATTAAAATCCGCAGCTAATGGTTAAAATATAAATAAGCAAGGCTGTGCCTTCGCGCCTCTGTGGGGCAATCTGTAAACCTTTAACGATTATTTATCATGGCGACTCTTCGCTCTGATATTATCGTGCCTGAAGTATTCACTCCATATGTGATTGAGCAAACTACACAACGTGACGCTTTTCTCGCGTCTGGTGTAGTTCAACCACTGGCGGAGCTAAATGCTACAGAGGGCGGCGATTTTATCAGCATTCCTTTCTACAAGGCAAACCTAAGTGGCGACTTTGAGGTGCTGACTGACAGCTCTTCATTGACACCTGGCAAAATTACGGCCGACAAACAAGTTGGCGTTATGCTCCATAGGGGCAGAGCGTTTGAAGCGCGAGATTTGGCAGCACTTGCTGCTGGATCAGATCCAATGGCTGCAATCGGTCAGAAAGTTGCTGATTATGTTGCTAATCAACGCCAAAAGGATCTACTTTCTTGTTTGGCCGGTGTTTTTGGAAGCCTGGGGTCCACTAGCTCTTCTGCTGCTTTCTTCGGGCTAACAGTTGATGGTGAGTCTGGCGATTCACCCACCATGCTTTCACCGCGCCATATTGCTGAGGCTAAGTCCTTGCTTGGTGACCAAGGTGAGAAACTGGCGGCCGTGTGTATGCACAGCTCGGTTTTTTATAGCTTGGTTGAGCGTCGCGCAATTGATTATGTAACTAACACTGAGGCCCGACTGGACACGGCGGCGACTGGTGCAAGTACAATCAATGCTTTTGGCGGCTCAGTTGCTCGTGCATATGAAGACGCGAACACATTTGCAACCTATATGGGTCTGCGTGTGATTGTGTCAGATGATGTTCAGACAGCAGGCTCGGGCAGTTCTACTGAATACGCGACATACTTTTTTTCGCAGGGCGCGGTAGCCTCTGGGGAACAGATGGCGCTAAGAAGTGAAACTGACCGCGATGTGTTGGCCAAAAGTGATGCACTCAGCCTCGACCTTCACTACTGTTATCATCCAGTAGGATCGAAATGGGCAGTGACAACTGTAAACCCAACTCGCGCACAGCTTGAAACTGTGAGCAATTGGTCGAAAGTGTACGAGACCAAAAACCTCGGCATTGTTCGTGCAACTGTTACTTCCAACTTGGACTAAGAGGTAACTAATTATGGCATCAATCTTCGAGGCAACAGCGGGCAAACTAATCGGCCCAACTACTGGTGGCACTGTTACTCAGGCAACCAACAAAGGCACGGCAGTGACTCTGAACACTGATTCGGGCCAAATCACCATGAATAACGCGAGCTTGGCTGGCGGAGCAGAGGTGAGTTTTACGGTCAACAATGACCGAATCAGCAGCACAGATGTGGTTGTGGTTAATCACAGCTCCGCTGGAACTGCTGGTTCATATTTAGTGCAAGCCAACAGCATTGCTGACGGCTCATTTGCAATCACAGTCGCGAACGTTGGCAGTACAGCTAGCGAAGCAATTGTGCTTTCTTATGTCGCACTAAAGGGTGCATCCTCTTAATGGGTTTGTACGCCTTCAAACGTCTCAGGGAGCGCGAGGCTGCTGCGCAAGCGGCGGCCTCTTCCTCTATTGAGAATAAAAAATCGCCAAGTAAGAAGAATGGCAGTGACAATCGACGCAACAGCAGGCGGAGCCAACGCGAACAGTTATCTGACGCTAACGGCGGCAAATGATTTTGTTGACGCGATGGTACAGAACGCAGATGTGACCGACTGGGGCACTGGTACTACTGACAGTCGTAATCGCGCATTAGCTTACGCTGCACAGAGGCTGGACAGAGAAAGATTTCTTGGTGCTCGCGCTACTGAGACACAGGCGATGCAATGGCCTAGAACTGGTGTCAGAAGGCCCGACACCTACATTAATACTTATTCAGTTGGATTTCCATTTAGGGTCACAACAGATTACTACACAGACACTGAGATTCCTTATGAGATAAAGCGAGCGCAGGTTGAGCTTGCCGTATATTTGCACAATAACAAAGATGGCGTGAGTTTGAGTGGGCTAGAGGATTTTAAAAAGCTCAAAATTGGCAGCATCGAGCTTGACACTGACAAATATGGGGCAGTTGGGGCCGATAGAATACCTCCGATGGTCGAACGCTATCTTGTAGGACTTAGAATTAGTGGACCAGGCAACATTGCAGTTAAGCGGAGTTAATCATGATGTTTGACAACGGCGCTGAGGCGATTACTGATACAAACGCACACACAGGGCGATTCTGTGCTGTGTATTTTTATGAAGCAAGCACTATTAGCGCGATAAGTGCTGAAGACATCACCGGCAACTCTCTTGCTAATGAGCAGTTTCCAGCCGAC